TCTCATCGCTATTTGTTGTTCTAATGGATCTAATAAAGCTTGTTCAGTGCTGCTTAGATTCTGCATGATACCAGTTGGTTGTTTAGCTGCAAATAGATTTGGGTTTATATTTGGTGCATTTATAGGTTCAACTTTTGGCGACTGTGGTATCATAGATAAATCTATAGATGGTTCTTTTGTTTCTCTATTAAACAAACCCCTCATATTAATAACATCTTCTCTTTCTTCACTAACTGAAGATTTAGAAGGTATAGATGCTCCATCATCAGGTAACGTAATAAATATACTACCACCTAGTTTTGCAAGAATAACTGCTGCTTGTTTGCTACCTGTTTTTAAATTTCTTAATGCAAGAAGATCTTTTAAAGAGTTAGGATCTAACAGAGCTCTTGCTATTACTCTATTAGATGCAGCTGTAAAAATTCTTCTACCTGCTGTAAATAATCTACCCGCTAATGTAAACTGACCAAGTCTTGCTCTAATTAAATCTGTAAATGCACTACCTACCAATCCTTCTTGTGCAGCAGGTGCTTTTCTACTAGCTATCTGTAAAGCTTTATTTAAAGTTTCTAAGTCTTTAACATAATCTTTTCCAAATATTTCAATCAAAGCTGATTTAAAACCTCTTTCTCCTCCACCACCGTTTAGATATTTATTAAATGCATTTGCATCTAGAACTTTGTCTAAACTTAATTTATCTGATCTTACAAAAACTCTTTCATTTAAATCTGTTATGACATCTCTTTGAAATCTTTTAAATACCTCTGGATTTTTTTTTAAGATGTTTTTTAAAGTTTTTATTTCACCAATGTTACCAGGTTTATATATTTTATTAAAAATTTCTTGTGGTGATGCATCTAATAATCTACCCTCAAAAGATCTATTTAATTCTTTTTGCGTATTTGTGAAAAGTTTATTTGTTTTTTCTATATTAGCTTTTAAACCAC